AGAGCATTTCAGGTGTGTTCGGTTGCGCTTGTTCAACTTCAAAAATTTCTTTGACCGTCCGTCCTTTCAGGAGGTCTGGAATGCGAGCTCTGCCGCGACCGCTACTAATCCCCTTCGGATTTGTAACTAGTAACGGTCACTTGCATCTTGCAATGATGCGCGACAGGTGCTCTATATGAATATCTAACCTTCGAAAACTCTATTCCGGAGAATAACAAGTCAACTACCAACAGGTAGTACGATCTAGTCTTCTCTAAGAGACAAAAATTCCGGTTACGAAATTCAGAGCTGATCCCAAAGGGATACTACCTGTCACCGTCCTGAGACGGCCACCCCGGTTGCAGGGTGTATATGTAAGAAACAAGCCTGTTTTCTTACTGTAAAAGCTTTATACTTGGTTAATAGTAAAGGAATCGTCCTCTTATTTTAAAACCATAATTACCCCTTATGGGAGAAGGGTATAAGTTTGCACGAAAAATGATGGTGCATTAACATACCAGGAGAGATTAAAATCTTCACCTGTAGCAACATATTGGAAAATTTCCAAGTCGCCGTGTGTTTGACGGTTACCATCATATACATCAACGTAATGGGTTTGACGGGGATATAGTGAGGCGGTCACTATATCTGACGCATCTTCAAATTTCTTATCACTATAATAAGGTAATTCTATCTCCAAACATGGAACTTGCCTACCGGTGTAAGCGCTTCCATTGTGTCCAGTTTCCTGAACGATGGCGTACGGTGCATGGGTGTTAGTAGTTGCTGTATCCAGCACTACCTCAGTGGTACCAATGTACGTGTTGTCTCGCTTTCCACGTGAAACTATCATGCTGATGGGACTAGATGCGTTATTATAATATCCCAACATATACTTATATCTAATGCCTCCACGCCTTGCAGCGAACGCTGGAGTAATCCAGTTGAGCAATGTTCTTCCAGTTATGTTGTAATTAACTGCATTTAAACCTCCGTCTCTAGCTTGTTGATACATTCCATTAGTCTGGGCTCGGCCATTATACATAGGAAAGTTCGGTAAGCTAATACGATAGCGCGTGGCTCTACCAGTTTTAGTGCTATCATGACTTCTGGCAAATACTCCACTGAGGTTGTAGCGTTTAAACATATCACGAAATGAATCAAATGTTTCTCCTTGGTAGACAAGGGAGAGAGCACTAGGCGAGCTCGGCTCACCGATTGGCTCTAACCATTCAGATCCGTCGTGACCTGGCTTAGAAGCTTTTGCTGCTTTAGCATTATTGAGTAATCCACTCTGTGAAGTAGCATCCACTACTATTCCACTTTGAGACCAAGAACCATTTACTACAGTCGTTGAATGAATAAATTCTCCTCCAAAGGCAGTCTTCTTGATCATATAATCATCTGGAACTGCTACTTCGTAATCGCTAGCGCCACTAATCCAGGTGACTATACGGACGCTATTAGTGAGATCTTCGTCTGGGCCTGTCAACTCATTAAGTACATAAATACGGAGTTGACCATTTGAAAATTCTGCTTGGTCTAAAGGCTGGTTCGAGTCTTTACCAATACCTAAGGAAGTGGGGCTATCCGGTACTCTAGCCCACGATTTTTGTTGAAACCAGTGAATAGGAAGTGTAAAATCCTTAGTTTCTTCCAGATCAATGACACGTGAAAATACCATATTCGTGTCAGGAATTGTTGTTCCCGTGAATCCTCTAGGATCATAAACTAAAAGAAGTCGTCCCCTGTGAAGGTCACTAGCGTTAATCTGGAAACGATAATTAATGCCACCACGCCAGTACTTAAATGGGAATGTTGCATGCGCCAAAGGCGTCTGCACCCATTCAGTTCCGTATTCTGAAGTTCCGTCATTCCTAAAGTCGCAATGACAAGGAGTAACATTAATGGTTCCTAATAAAGAATTCTCATTGGTAGTAGCGCTCCAAGTAAAATAAGTCAAAAGACTAGACTTGGAAGTTATCGCTTTGATTGACAGTTCATCATCTAAATTTGCACCTGTAATATTATGGTCTACTGTCAGTTCTTGTTTTGGGTCGTATGAGAGTTTCTCAACAGCTTCATCAATTGAACTGTTCGCGAGAATACCGAACATTTGGTGCTTGTATCGGTCAATGGGAGCTACATTCACTGGACGTGAGAAGCCCCAAAGCTCTGCTAACTTTCCGGCGCCCTCAGCTGCCATGCTAGTGGCAGTGGCGTAAGGTCCTATTTCTGGTATCGCACTAAGTTTCCCAGCCCATCTAGCAATGGCTTTTGCCGGCCTAGAAATAATTCCTTTCCCATACTCGTCTTTCTTTACTTTACCAGACTGCGACAAAACTCCTTGAGTCGTTGGTCCAGCCATTTCCACATTAGTCATCCATGCCATCACTGTAATATTGATCTGTCTTTGATCCCCGGCGCCAATTGCTCTGTCGAGCGCTGCTAGAGAGATCATACTAATCTCGCCCATATCCAGGATATCTGTCGAGTCGATCAGATCTAAATAGTTCTTATCATGGAAGAATGGGAGAATTAACTCGCCACCTTGACTGTTTGTTGGATTGATTATCAAGTGCTGTCTTTGACTAAGCAATATAGCACGTTGAAAGTAATCTTGTACAAGATCGACGTTTCCTTGCACGAAATCATAACCTACTCCCTTCGGTTTATAACCACAAATAATATTACCGAAGTAAAATGGTCCACCGTTGATCAGGAACTTTACGTGCATAGTTCCACGGATAAGTGAATAATTCTGAAGTTTATTAATAACTGTAGCATTCGACAAAAAATCATGCCAAGGATTAAACTGAACATCCATATAAAATCCGTTTGTAAGGTTATGTGATCCAATACGTAGAGGCCTTGATAAAAAGTCACCTAATTCTGTATTTTTAGTTGAAGCTTGTAACCTAGTACTATCGATTGACGTGGAAATATCCACTTTAACTTGATCGATATCCGTTTGAAACTCCATTGTTTCTTCCACCTCGGATTCAGTAGTAGTAACTGCGCCCTCCTGGCGCATTTCTCCGGACTGAGAAAAAGCTTGCACATCTGGATCTGATGTATAAGGTTCGAGTTGTTTAGCTTTCCATTCCTTGAAGTATTTGGATCCACTAGTATACTTACGCAAACCGTCATTCCACTGACCTCGAACAACTCTATCTGGTTCATCTTGTGCACTCTTAATAAAAGATTTGATATATTTAACGTATGTCATATAGCGCAAATCAAGATTGACTCCTGGTGGTTCCACTAATGCCCAATTAGGAGTATATTTTCCAGTAAGTCCTACAGTTCTATCCAACGGGCCAGACTGTGAATCCGCATCAACGTCTAGTTTAGAAAAGTCGATGGGATGTCTACCTATATCCAACTCTAAGGATCCACTCCTTGTTTGGTGCAGATGAACTGGTACTGTCCTCTCGATGTGGGTGTTACGAGGCTCTCCCCCACACATTGCCTTTTTAAGACATGGCAATAACGTGTCTTTTATTGTTGTAAATGAAATACCTGCTTATCAACTATGTTTAAACTCCCAACTGCGCGTGAAGCAATGACGCAGCAAGAGTAAGGTTCTATAAATACAAATATATACAGGGTATGAATAAATATGCAAAACGATAAATATATATAATATTCACTAAATCACTAATATACAAGGGCACATTCTCACTTGAGTAACAACTAGATGCAGCTAGCGCTAGGAGTTTAAAGACGTCAGCGGTCCGAGTGGTCTTATAAACACGATTCGAGTACTTCCTTAAGACCGGCAGGAAGATATTCAATCTTCGTTTCAAATCTATATGGTAACTTACCAAATTGGGACTTAATGCCCGAACGAACCAAATTGTATTTCTCTAACCATTCTTCTTCACGTTCATCAAACGTTTTATAGAAATTTGGTGAAATAACATGCTGCCAGTCGTGTTCAGCAACAATGTTCTTAAATTGTTCATGGCGCATTTCAAAATGTTCCCTACCATGAAACCACAACTCACGGAGTGCTCCATCCAAACATTGGCGAGCGATTTCCTCTTTAGACACAACCTTTGATAACATATTACAATGTAAACTCTTGAAAATAGATTCTTCGCTGAGCTTTGCAAGATACATACCCTCTCCACCAGTAGATGGATCAGTGTATTCTGGGCGGAAAACAGTAGCACGCTTCAAAAAATCAGCTTCCTCTAACGTAATGTAGGGAACTGATTTAGCATCCTTGTCTGCCATAGTATATTCAATACCTTGAAAGGCATACACTTCCATCATACGAGTATGGTTGTATAAAGGGGCCTTATCAGAGACGGACATTTCATTGTCATCACCGTAAGTCATGAGAGCTACATAATCTTGGAACTTAGTAGTCTCTAAGCTACCAGGAGGATAAATAGTATAAAATACACACCTCTGGTAGAGGGAATTAACGATAGAATTAATGTAAACAGTTAAGTTTTGACCCGATGGGTTCGATCCAAGTAATTCTACGAGATCTCCGTTGACGCACATCATAGGGTGCACAACATCCGCAACAAGATTGGACATAATCTTGATGTCTTCTGCGGTATAGTCTTCGCAATGCTTAGCTAGTTCAATCATAGTGGAGAATGCGATTGATGTCATAGTGGAAGACATATGTTGGTCATAGGCTTTAAAATCGCCAGCAACCATTCTCTCTTTTCCAAACTTAGAGAGATGTTTCATCAACTTATTCCATTGCGGTCCTTGGGAATTAATTCCAACCGCACATTCAGTCGTAATTGGATTACGAGACATACATGCCGCAATTGGCAGATAGTATTGTCTGATCATGCACTGAAGAGTCAATGGGGCGCTTTGAAATACACGTACTTTGTCCTTAGAGAGCTTTGTGGGCTCATCTTTAGTACACGCCTTAAACACTGGATAAGCTCTTAGACCAGCCAAGTACAATTGGCGAGCTTTCCTCCAATCGTCCATAAACATATCATCAAATATACGAGGATCTGAAATATTTTCATAATCTTCGGGGTCTAAATGAGAAATGATTTCCTCTTTACTCCCAGTTAAGGGAAAGCCTTTCGAGGTGGACATTTTCATACTATCTACGAATTTAACACCGTCTTGTCCTGAAATAGTCTCGATTTCTGTCAAAGGACGAAGAGTTACGAGATCTGCCATCATTTTCTTGTTCGATGTACAATCGTCCAAATAATCATTCTGGGCAATTTCTAGAACTTCTAATGGAAATTCTTGTGTGGCTTTTCCTGCACCACAATAGTATTTATTGTAGGGGGCTTGTGAAGGGACGCGAGTCTCATCTTTCCTACAATTTGCCGGTTTTCCGTGTTTATTTTCAACACCACAATGTGATGCTACGGAGTCGGAAATTGGACTTTTAATTACACTGCTTTTAGGTCTAGTGACGAAAGCTGGTAAGTCTCCGTAATAATTGATCTCAGCATCAGTTAAATAATTAATAGTGGATTTCTTATTCGTTGGTTGTTGGGGAGTGAAATCCTTATCATAAAGCTGAGTAGCCATATCTCCCATAGTGGCTGACAGGCGAGTTGTGGGTTGAGCATCAAAGAATGCGTAACACTTCTCTAAGTCGTCTTTTGTAAGGGTAGACAAATAACCTGCGTGATTCTTTCCTGCAAGATGAAAACCAACAATGTGGCTGCCACTTCTAACATCGGCAACATGTACTTTCATACAGTCACCACCAGCTGTTTCTTCCTTATATGTAACAATAGTAGAGTCTCGGAATACTGTCTTATCAGTGCTGACACGGGAAGCAATACCATTACGGCGTGCAGTGCCAGATTCAACTGATCCAGTTTGTTTCCTAGTAACCCATTTAGTTGGATTGCGATCCTGAGGGATCTCGCAAGGGAACAGATGTGTTAAATCTTGCTTGTCCGGGTATCTCGAATGATAAACTGCCGAGATGTCTTTACCAGGGAAATGATATACCCTAGCAGGAGTAATTTCTACTTCGATATTTCCACCGGATAAATTCCTAATATCGTCTTTCCGTAATCGTAGATTAACCCTTTCTTTGTTAGCAACCTCGTGTGTGGGCACGAGTAAAATCTGACTCCTAGGAAAGAAGCCTGAAGACCATGTTTTATCATCATAAATACATGCTGTAGTGTTCTTAAGAACGATATTACTAACTTGATCAGCTGGAAGAGTATCCGTCTTTGGATCACGCTTAGGCAAGGCAATTGGTGCGGCATTAAGCCAGACGTTCTCTTCTTCACCTCCAATATTAACTGCTCCTCCGTGTGACGCTCTGCCGATAATTCCGATAGTTTTGAGCACAGCTCGTAATAATTTATAGGAAACGACAATACCACCGAAAGTGAGCATTACTTGGATAGAAGTTCCGATCATCATCTTCATGGAGTGTTTTAAAATACCACGTAGTACTCCTCTACGTGTCCTTAGTTCTTTCATTAAAAACTTTTTCCGCAATAATAAGGCAATGTAAACATATCCTAAAACCGCAAAGAAATTACGCCAGAACATATTTTGCCCGTGGATTTTGAGAGTGATCCAAATACTGAATAGCCAAAAGACTATCGCGGACAAAATTAATTGGGGATAATAAGCCTGATCATATTTAAACATATAAATCCAGGCGAACCGAGTGTCCTCAACCCAACTGTCAGGAATGAAATCAGTAAGTTCCCACGAAATGAATCTCAAACTATTAATTTCATCGATCGTATCAATCACATTATTCCTCCAGTTTTTCGCATAAAAATCAATGGCATCTGCGTAATATTTAATGCGCCAACGAGCGTTCTCAACGCGATCGTATGTAGTTGGCCGAAACCAACCCATACGCCACAGCTCACGTACAAAACCGTAAATGAATCCGATAGACCATCGTGCAAATATAAAATAAAATTGCCATTTATACCACACAAATAAGTTCCTTTTCCAGTTTCCCATAAATCCACCTTCACTAGTGGCATCATCAACATGGTTCGCGTTCTCAGGTACTGGGATGCAGCGCGATGCTGGTTTAACATGGTTTGGTGAACAAATACTACAAATCGACTTGTGAAGTAGATGTTGGCACAATTGCTCCTTATTGATCTTATCATTACTAGCGATAACACTATGTTGTGATTTAAAATGATCTTTGAGCAACTTGTACATCAACCATTGTAGTTGTTCCATATCCAAATCTGTGGAAACATATTCCTTTCCATCTCCGCCCTTAAACCTAAAGGGCACCGACGTATATGCTCGGGTTTCCTGAGTGGAATTCTGCTTGTATGGTTTATCATTATATTCATAATGATAGGCATTAAACCTCCAAGCGTCAGGAACAGTTTGGTCAGCCTCAGCTAATTTTCTTCCATCCAGAAAAATTCCATCTTCCTTCTGGTAATTGGGGGCGACATGAGGCTCAATGTGAATATTGAATCGCCTCAAAACCGAAATAGGTTCTACTGAATATTGGTCAGCTTGTAAATTCTTGATATTTGTGGAAGCTCCAACTAACCACGGTTCTTTCTGAATGACTCCTTTCTCGTGTACGTCTGCTTTTAAAGCGGTGCTCTTAATATTGTTAACATAACGAATAACTGGGTCGAGAGGGCTCTGACGAGCTACATCAACACGTTCGTTAGCTAAATCATCAAACAAGACAGCAAGAGTATAGGACTTATAATCAGAATCGAATTTATCATTAGCATTCTGTGAACAAATCATACGAGGATCGACCTCAAAAGAAGTTCTTTCAGGATTCTTTAAATACGCTATTGCCTTAAGACAATAATCAGTAAGAGTTGCCATAACCGAAGATTTACCAATGGATGATTTCCCATAGATACAAAAGGCAAAGGGCGCTTCGCGCAAACCTCCTGACCTTTCTTGGGATTTAAATCTGGCCGCGATGGTGTTCAACTTTTCCAAGTTTTTGGCGTGATACCTTTTGGAAAAGGTATCAGTACTTTGCTCAACGAGCGCAGTGGTGGCAATATAGAGATTGTCCAGTGCATTGGCAAAATGCGGGACACTGCAAAACGGTGTGTCCTTGTAATTCCCTGCCTGTACCGCAGGCCAATAGCCTAACACTTCAGCCAAATCCTTATCGTAATCAGCGGTCTGCTCATCAGACAAGAATAAGGGGGCAAATGTTCTCTGTTGGAAACAAACATATCCCTTCTCTACAATGAACTGAAAAATGTTCAAAAGGGAGTCAAAGAAATCAAAAACTGTGTTTGAATCTCTTGTAAATTGTTCCAATACAAATGAAAGATTGAATGACGTAAAATATAAATCTTTCTTTCCTCTAACCAAACCGCAGGAGAATGCGGTTGCGATAACTTGAACAATACGTCTTGTCAATTCGTTATCTCTAAGTAACTTGAAATTTCTCAACATGTCTAGGGATTCGCCAAAAGCTATACCAGATTGTGAGGTAGGCATGTCAGAAACAGTCAACGCATTAAAATCGACTGATTTTCCGAACAATACCTGTCCAATTACTTCTCTAAAATTTGTTTCGCTGTCACTAATGCTCAACAAAAATAAGCCGGTAGTGGAAACAAATTGTTCCCAATCTACTGATTTCCTTACAGATCTGTAATAACATAAAACTTTCAAGAATATATTGGTAATTCCTTCCGGAAGTTCCCATTCTTTGATAATTTCGTTAATACTATTCATAAAATCAGTTTCTCCTGACTGAGAATCGGCATCTTCAATGATGCGCTTCATTTCTGCCTTCTTTTTCCATACTTGTTCGATACTAGGACCTTTCCCATTCCTCTTTCGATCTCTATCATTCTGCCTTTCTGCAGACTCCTTCCTTTTCATAAATTTATTCTTCCTAGATTCCTTATCGTTAAATTCCAAAATTCCTCCTTGTGTTTTTATAAGTTTAGATAATGCAAGAGTTGTGTACATAGTAATTAGAAGACACAACCGTTGCATTGAACTAAACCCAGGGTGTTGGGTTTGTGTGTTCAATACAAACGGGACACGTTTTAGTCACTTCATCGATCCGTAAATCTCTGTGATGTATATCCTTTGCTAAGAGCAAGCTCTTTCAAGTCGTGAGGACCATGACCCTACGGTTCCCCGTCCGTTCAACAGAACGACCGGGTATGTTGGGGGTTCGACGCTTTCACTTATGGTGCCAGTCGAATAGGCTAAAAATCATATCATCCCTCAAGTACTACTCTTTGGGGTAGGTTTTTATAGAGTAATGGAGCAGAGTACTCCAATGCATCTCTTTGATTAACTTCTGAGTTTATCCACTTGGTTAATCGATACTAGTGGGCGTTATAAAAACGCGGGGTGATAGGTTGTTCCTATTTTCAAATCAATTCCTAAATAATTATCCAAATCTAATCGTAATAGATTAAAATGAATTCATAAAGTTTCATATCAAATTCAATAGACGCAGGCTAGCTATGATTAAGCAATACTGCTGTTTAAGATACTATACAAGATAGTTCTTCCGTGGTTCCTATCGGAAGCTTTTTTAGTCCTTGACCAAGCATTCTGTGTTAGAAAACGTTATAAATATAATACAGAAATATATATTATAACAAGAAATAAAATAGATGTGATACTAGCAATTCATAATACAAATAAAGCGAGTAACTACGACTGTCGTTAGACAGCCAATAGAACTTTCTCCTTGATTACAAACTGACGCCGCAGTAGGCGCCAGCAAATAAGACTCAACAAGATGAGTGTCATAAACTGTTAACAACAACATAAATCAATATAAATACTGAACTACATTATTCTTAAGTGATGCAACTGTGCCGTAAGGCACAGTTGCATACACT